AAAGAGATATAAAACAAAAAAGACAATTATTCTAGTATTAATTTTTTTATACTTTTACTTCCATCAATATTGCTTTCAAGTTCTGCCATTGACTTAATGCATTGGTATTGAATGTTATTATTTTTATTTGATCTCATTGCAACTCTTTTCCCTTTTAGACACTCTGACATAGTTTGTTGTATTCTATGTTCTTTAATCTCTCCATTTACAATCATAAGTAAAGCTATAATTAATTCCATCAATGTGCTCCATTACCATTTTCTCTTACTTTGTCTTTCAAATCCTCAATATCTGTTAATGCTTTATCTAATTGTTCTCTTAAAAATTCAATATTGACTTTGTTAGTCATGTTCATTTCTTGAGTTTCTTCCATCTTTTCTACTGTCTTATAAAGATCCTCAATTAAAAAATGTTGTTCTTGATCTGTAGGTACTTGCTCAGATTTTTTAAGCAAATCATTTTCAAATAATTCTCTAGATGTTTCTAAAGATACTAACCTTGCTGTTAATTCTGTATATGCAAACACACCTGCTGCAACTACAAAAATTAGACTAGCAACCGTCTTCATAGGCATTTGCACTTTAGCTTCCTCTCCGATGTCTAGTGGTCTATTTTTCATCTTTCTTTTTCTGCCTCTTAGGTGTAAATAATTTTCCAATTAAATTACTTAATGAATCTATACCTGCAAAAAATTTATAAATTATTTTGTCTAACATTATATTTTTCTCTCCAATAATTTTTTCTTTCAAGAAGTCTAATCTTGTATTCTAGTTTATCTATTCCTAATAATTTTTTAAATAAATTTAACATTTCCATCTTCTTCTAGCTTGTCTTATTCTAGAATTAGGATCGTTTCTAGTTTTAGCAGAGCTTCTTTTTAATTGTCCTAATGACCTTGCACAGTATGATTTTCTTCTTTTAGCTGCTTTACTGCCAGGTTTAACT